GAACAACTCACCCAGATGGACGTTGCGGTAGCGCAAGCCCTTCATGCGGGGGTCGAGCGGGTTCGAGAACTCGTCCGTGAACAGGCAGGACGTGCCAAACGCGCCAAGGCTCACGTAACCATCATGCTGGTTCGCGTGATACCCCGACTGCGCGGCGTACCTGTAATAGAACATCGCGTCGTTGATCTGGTCGAACCACAACTGAACGTCGCGGCGCTTCATCAGCCCCATGTCCGGATGGCGCAGCCGGTGCCACTTGTTGTTGGCCGGCGTCAGCATCGACTCCATCGCCGCGCTGAACTTCCAGAGCGCGGCGTTCGCCGTCACGTCGTACATTTCCTGGTTGCGCTTGGCACCAGGAACCATATTGCCTTGCTGGTAGAAGCTGGTGCTGTAGTAGGGCAGCACCTTGCGCGCCACCTCTTCCCAATGCCGCTCCCAGATGCCGCGCCGTGATTCGAGGACCACGAACTCGCGCAGGAGAGCGGCGGCAATCTTCTGCCGCTCCTCCGGATCGCGCGAGGCGTCGTCCTTCTTGCGTGGCGGCAACTCACCAAACGGTGACGTTGTCTTTTCCGCCATCAGCGGCATCGTGTCTGCCATCTTACATCCCTAACAGGGTCTTCGAGGTTCTGCCGCCAGCCTGCGGCAAAGGAGGCGGGCCAGCACCTAACGAGGTAGGCGCTGCTGGCGCTGCCGGCGTCCCGCCGCCATCCGGTGACTGAACGCCAAACTTCTTGTCATAGGCATCCCAGAACGGCTTCATCCGCTCGGCCAGCTTCGGGAACCTCTGGGTCAGGCGATCGCGAAAATCCCTGTTTCCCGTTTGGGAAAGACCTCTCCGCATCAGCATCGACATGGCTAACCCCCCAGCAACACTTTTGAGGTCTTCAGCTTGTCCTGCTCCTCGCCATCGCCACCCGTCAAAATCGTAGACGTTCGGCCCCCCATCATCGCAGCCAACTGCCGCTTCGTGGTTTCCTCGTTGACATCCTTCATCGTCGGCGCATCGGGGGCGGGCGGGGGCGTGGACGCCTTCTTGCTCGGCACCAAACCGATCGCGCGGCCAATGCTTCTGACCGCCTTGCCTATGAACGACATCGTGTTACTCCGGCTGAATTGCTCAAATCACAATACCTCATAATCCAGATCCCGCGCAACGCGGTTACGGGTCACCGCATTTCCACGGCCATGCGCCGCGTTCAGCCGCGCCACCGGCTGCGCAAACGTCAGCGCCAGCGCCTCGGCGTGGTCCGGACTCGCCAGCCCGCGCCGCTTCATCTCGTCCTTGCTCTCCAACTGCACCTTGTTGCTCGTCGGGTGGTAGCGGTACTCAGGGCTGATGAGGTCGGTCTGCAACTCGGTCATGTTCGGAATCGCGCCGGTGCCCAGCCACTCCCGCATCAAGCCCCAGATCTCCACGCGCTTGTTGTAGTACGTGTCCGCATCGACGGGGGACGATCCCATCTGCACCTCGATCACCTTGTATCCCCACGCCTTCAGGTTATCGACCACGCCCCCGCCGACCCCGTTGCCGTCCACGAAGATCGCGTTGACGTTGTGCTTCTGCGCCTGCTCGGCCACGATCGTCGCCAACTGCACCGTGTCGATCGACTTGTAGGCCAACCATGGAATGACCCGGGCGTCGCGGCCCTTGCGGAAGGCGATGACGCTGCGGTCCTCGCCAAAGCGGGCCACGTCCACCCCCATCACCAAGGGAGCGCCAACGTCGGGGATCGCCTCTCGGGTGGCGGCTGAATACGCCAGATCCTTGCCGATGAACTGGTTCGCGCCCTTGTTCGGGAACTCACCCTTCACCTCGACGCGGGCCTCGTCGCTGTCATCGCCATACTGCGCGATGATCTTGTCGAACGTGCCTCGGTCCGTGCCCTCAACCGTGCGGCTGTCGATGTTACGGCAGCGCCAGAAGTTACGGTCCTTGTGGAAGCACTCAAAGAAAGGGCCGGAATTTCGACGCGGGTTAGAGAACACGAACCAATAGCGATCAGGGATCGGCTCGGTGAAGAAGCCCTCGGACACCGTCCAGATGGGGCGGGGAATACCTGACGCCTCGTCGAAGATCAGCATCACGCCGGCGTGATTGTGGATGCCGGCAAAAGCGTCCGGATTTTCTTCTGACCACAACTGGGCTGAAGCGTACCAATACCCAAGGTCGATCTTGAGATCGCGCTTCACCGCTTCGCCAAACCACTCGGCTGGGCGCAGGGACATCGCGGTTACTTCCCACCAGTGGGCGTTGATCGCAAGTGCGGTCCACTTGCCGATCTCGGCCATGGTGCGGGACCGTAACTGCTGCTCGGTGTTGGCCGTCACGATCGTGGTGCTGCCCAGCCGGGTACTCATGAACCATAGGGTAAGCATGCTAACCAGCGCGGATTTGCCAATTCCGCGACCACTGGCGTCCGCACTGCGCCACATCTCCATGAGGGAGCGGTTCGCCGCGCGCAACTCGTTGGCCTTGATGTGCCGCTCCATCTCCTGGAGCGTCTCCTTCTGCCACCCGCGCGGCCCCTTGTATTGCTCAAGGGGGGTGTTTTTCTTGCCCCACGGGAAAGCGTAGAGGGCAAAATTGAGCGGGGATGCGTGGATCTGCGGCGACCACAGATCCACCATGAGCCGTTGTTCCGACTGTGCGTCGTATAGCGGCTGTTGTTTAGCCATCAATGCTACTCCAAAAAACAACGGGAAAATCCGTCGTCGCCCAAAAACACTTGCGCCCCGATTTTTTTCGCGCACGCACTTCCACGAACATCAAACCACGGGTAATACAAAACTTTTTGCAAATCTAAGGCAACAAAAGCAAAAACGTCTACGCAAGCGTATTTGTTTGGGTCTCCGTTGTGGCCTCCTAATTTGAAAGAGTAGCGGCGTGTAAATTTTCCCCGGCCTTTGTTTATAAAATTGACGGCGGCTGCCGTTTTGATCTCTACGCGGATAAGCCTCTCTTTTTGCTCGGCTATCAAATCGTAACTGCTGTTCGCGTGTCCGACTGAGTGGCAAACGACACCCCGCCGCAAAAGGTCAAACCGAACTAACGCTTCCCCAGCAGGGCCAATAAAACGATCGGGGGTTTTCATAAAAATTTTACCCGCGCGACCAACTCGCGACGTGCGTCGGGTTCTCCGGATTGGTGAAGTCAGTCACCGTTACGGTGATAACTGATTCAGATCTGAAGATCTTCTCGGCTGCGTCCATTGCGGCGCTGAGGGTGGCGTAACCCAAAACCTGGGTTTCGCCATTCTGGGTGAACTCGACCTGAAACATTGTGGCTCCTTGTTACCGTAACAACTTCTTGATTTTCATTTTACAAAAAATTTCCGGGCGTGACGCCCCCGGAAAGAACGCGCGCAACGAAATTCCGGCCCCGCCCCGGTCGGCCACCCCCATCCGGCAATTCGAGGGAGTACCCTCCTGCTGGCGAGCGATTAGTTATCGCTAGGCTTTAGGGTGATTTTTGGCTGAATTGCTTGTGTTTCTTCATGCTCGATGGTTAGCTGGTCGCTCACTGGTCGCACGAGCCGGGCGCGCGCTTCAGCCAGCGTCGAACCAATATCAAGCGTTTGCGTGACATTGAGATCAATCCTGTCGCCGTATCGCCGCGTGTGGTGTTTGCTGGCAATCCATTGCCGCGCGTTGATTTGATTGCGTGCGTGATGCGGGTCTTTGGCTTCATTGTCCGCGATTGTCAGTATTTCATCGGCGAGCAAATCGGCTCGAATTTCTTGCGCCCGGACATATGCTAACGCCAATTCCCGATCACCTGACATGAGATGATTGAGGGCGGAAGCTGTGAGACTAACATTAGCAAGAGCCGATTTGAGCGTGTCGCCATTGGCCACAGCTTCAATAGCTTGGCGCGCTCTATCGCGTGGGGTTTGGTTCATCACAATAGCGTATCACGGCGCTGGCAACGGGCAAAACACGTAACAAAATCAGCATGTTAACGCGATTGGTGCGACATTTTGTCAGGAGGGTGTTGCGTTTATCGTAACAAAAGCCTATGTTGTTACTCATGCAGCGACGGTGCTGCGCAACGGAGGATTAGACCATGACAAACACCTACGCGACGGACGGCAAATGTCATAACGCTGAGCCGGGAACTTACGGGCACGAATGTGGAAAGCCCGCAGCTTGGATAGGAACAAAAGCGTCCGGCTTTCGGTCAGGGTATTGCGACAAGTGCAAGCGTCAAGGCTATGAGGCGCGAGGCGTGACGCAATGGGAAACGCTTGTGCCAGCTTAAACCTGGCCACCAAAAACAGACAGACTGAGCAGTAACCACGCCCAAAATTTTGGGCGGCTAATTGGAGGGATAGATATGACAAGCCACACATACAATTCGAATTTTTACTATTTCACTTGCGACAGCGACGCGGGCAAAATTGATAAAGGCGCGCGCTTTTATCGCGCGGCGTCAAAACCAGAAATGATCGAGCGCATGCAGGAGCGTTGCTACACGGAGATCACCGGGATCGAGGAAGGTTATTTCAGCGATTGTTGGGCCAAGCTCACCCGCGCGCCGACAGAGGATGATTTTGAGCGATGGAGCGATGAGTACGGGATGCCGTCCGATTGCTTCATCGTGCGCGCGCCTGGCACACATCCCGGCGGCGGCTTTTATTGGGTTGATGTCACCATTCCGGTCTATGTGCCGGTATTCAAAATTGAGGCGGAGGAATAGGACCATGCTCACACGCACGCACACATTGCACCTTACAAAAGAAGAGATAGAAGAGTTGAAATGGGTTTTGCGCGACGCAATCGAACTGTTAGAGACTGAGATCAGGGAATGTCTAGCGGCGTATGAAGACAGAAGCGCAGAAATTGAGACGCGCAAATCGCTATTGCGCAAAATTGAAGCGGAGGGATAGACCATGCTCCTAAGCGCAAAAACCCAAATCACTTTCACGCGCGCGGAGACGCTCCTGATCGAGGAGGCGATATGCGAAAAGATGGATTGGATCAGGCAGGAGATTAAGAAGGGCAAGCCCGCAATCAATTCGCTAGAGACGTTTGCCGCGTGCCGCGCGATCCTGCGCAAGCTAGACGGGGTGGAAGCGCCATGAGGAGACAAACCGCAATCCTATTCAGCCGTGATCCTGACCGGACCATACGCCTGATCCTGTGGTGCCAGCGGCTTGGCCTAGGCTTTTACCTAGAGAGCGTCGCGCCTGGTTATGCACTAGTCCATATCGCCACGCGCAAGGGTGCGGAACTCGCGCACCGCACCTCAGCCGTGCCCCTGTACACGTTCCCCTGACACTCGCCACATTAGACCGCAGGGCCGGCCTCACACGCCGGCCTTTTTCACGCCCAAAATTCCGGGCGACACTCGCCACGCCCAAAATTCCGGGCGACACTCGCCACGCCCCAAAACGAAAATGGGGGCCGACCCATAAAGCCGACCCCCAAAAAGTAACAAACTGAGCAGTACCCCGGTCAGCCTATCGTGGTCTCCCACACCGCCCGCGCCCAATCGGCGAAGGCTACAACGCCGACGCCCAAGGCCACAAGCCAAAACAGTTCGAGCCACACCTCCCAGGATCGACGCCCCCAGCCATACTTGGGGCGCTTCAAAACACGCTGCGGCTCACTCTCAACGCGCCTGACCCGGATCATGCCACACCCCCAACGATCAGGATCAGCCCCAGCATCAGAATTGTGTTCAGCACAATGCTCAACGCAACCGCAATCCTATCCAACAACCTCATCGCAATAGCCTCCTCTCAAATGACGCGCCCCTCCGGCGCACAACAACCCTACCAGCAATTCATTGATAATGGGTTAACGTAACCGCTCAAATTTTAGCGAAACACGGCCAAACGCCGTGAGACCCTGCCCAATTCTCTAACATCTCTATTTCCTCTGTTTCGAAAATAGAAACCGAAAACCCATATAAATCAATGGCTTAGTACCCTATTTCTATCTTTCTCTTTTCTCTAATAATAATAATAATATATAATATATAGGTATATATACCCCCATGTTACGTATACCCCGTATATATAAGGATTTGGCCGCGATCTTAGAAACAATAGAAAACACAGAAACCTGAACAATATCAAAGACTTAACCCCTCTAAATCCGTTTCTGAGATGCTAGAATGTTAGAAAATCCCCCTCCCTGGCCCCTCAACACGCCCCCGCACCCCTCAGTTTTACCCGTTGCGTTAATCGAAACTCATTGTTACGCTCCAGCCGAATCGAGGAGCCACACGCAATGCCCAAGCCCCGCAACACCGGCCTGTATGGCCGGCCCAAGTACAACCAGGCAGCCAAAGTAGTAGCCCGCTTTGGTGGCGAAGCTGCACTCAGCCGCTTGCTCAACATCAGCCGCATCAGCGTCTACCGCTGGCAGTACAGCCGCCCCTATGGCTCTGATGGCCTGATCCCCACCGCCAAGGTGGAGCGCATCAAGGAACTCGCGCGCGCCAACGGCGTCCTTCTCAGGCCAGAAGATTGGGTTCCGGAGACAAACCGCTGGGACGGCAACACTCTCCAGCCCCTTGAGGCGAACCGCAAAGCCTACGTCCCGATGGGAGTGGATGAGTGACCCAGCACATCGCAAACGTCATCGGCATCGACCCCGGCTTTACGGGCGGCGTCGCGATCGTCAACCAGGAGTTTCAACTGGTCGATGCGTGGCAGATGCCGACGCGCAAACCTAAAAACGTCACGGAGATCGACGCCCGGCAGTTGGCCGACACGATCGACCAAAGCCGGTGCAAGACGGCTTACGTCGAGTTTGTGGTCTCTCGCCCCCGGCAAGCGCACCAATTTCGCTTCGGCATTAGCACCGGCGTCGTGCATGGCGTCCTGGAGACGCTGGGCCTGACCGTCCACACCATCGCCGCGCAACGGTGGAAGGCCGGTGTTGGCCTCGCACAGCGCGCCGTCAATGAACACACCAGCATCAGCAAGGCGCGCTCTCGCGCCCTCGCCAGCAAAATCTGGCCCGCCCAGGCGCACCTATTCAAACGCACCACAGACGATGGTGTGGCAGAAGCCGCCCTGATCGCACTTTATGGCATGGGCTTGGAGATGGAGAACACGCAGTGAAGAAGAAAGACGCAATCAACCCGGATCATTACAAGCAGCATCCCAGTGGTGTGGAGGCGATCCAAATCACCGAATGTTTCAACTATAATCTGGGCAATGCGATAAAATATATTTGGCGCTGCGACCATAAAGGCGAGGCTCTGGAGGATCTGAAGAAAGCCGCCTTCTATATTGATCGTGAGATAAAGCGGCGACAGACTGAGCAGTGACCGACCTCTTCCCTTATCAGGTTGAGGGCGCTCTCTGGCTGGCGTCGAAGACCCAAGCCCTTCTCGGGGACTGCATGGGTCTGGGCAAGAGCGCGCAAGCCATCGCGGCGTGCGACCACATCAATGCGCAACAGATCCTGGTGGTCTGTCCGGCGTCCGTGCGGGTGAACTGGACGCGCGAGTTTGCGCGGTTCAGCACGCAGACCCGGCCCATCACCTTGATCGAGACCGGCAAGACGCCGCCCGCACCCGGCATCAACGTGGTCTCTTATGACCTGATCGCCGGCAACGAGAAGCTGCGCAAAGCCCTAAGAGACCGCCAGTGGTGCGCCCTGATCCTCGATGAGGCGCAGTACCTCAAGGAGCGCACCGCCAAGCGCACCAAGGCGATCTATGGTCACAACAAACACCCCGGCATCGCGCACTCAGCCCGCCACGTGTGGCGGCTCAGTGGCACGCCAATGCCCAACGATCCCAGCGAACTCTGGACGCACCTCCGATCCGCTGGCGTCGAGAGCCGACCTTATTGGGATTTCGTGTTCGCGCACTGCGATGGGTTCGAGGGCAATTTCGGGTTCAAGATCACGGGCGCGAAGCACAGCGCCATCCCGGCGCTGCGCCAGCAACTCTCAACGATCATGCTCAGAAGGAAGAAGGAAGACGTGGCCGTCCAATTACCCCCGATCGTATTCCACGAGATTACCGTCCCCAAAAATGACGTGGAGGTTGATCCCTGGTTTTACGAGAACTGGGCGCAGCTTGACCGCAACCCCGGCAAGGCGGTGGCGATGTTCCTCGATCAACTCAACGAGCAGAACCAGACGCTGACGAAGAGCCTCAACGCGATTGCCCAAGGCCACCACTACAACTCACTCGACGCGCTGCGGCTGATCGAGAGTTACGCGAAGAGCACCAGCACGCTCAGGCGCTACATCGGCCTCGCCAAGCTGAACGCGTGCCTCGACATCATCGAAGAGGAACTGAAGACAAATCAGTACGCGAAGATCGTCTTGTTCGCGGTCCACGCGCAGGTGATCGAGCAGACCCGGCAGCGGTTCCGCAAGTACGGCGCTGTTACGCTGTTTGGTGGTACGCCACCGGACAAGCGGCAGCGGCACATCGACATGTTCCAGAAGGATAAGCACTGCCGCGTCTTCATCGGCCAGGTGGTGGCTGCGGGGACCGGCATCACCCTGACCGCCGCGCATGAGGTGGCGTTCCTTGAGGCGTCATGGGTGCCGGCCGACAACGCACAGGCGGCGATGCGGGTCCACCGGATCGGGCAGACCGAGAAGGTGCGCTGCCGGTTTTTCGTGTGCGCCGACACGGTGGACGAACAGGTGATGCGGGTGGTTGCGAAAAAATCACGCGACATCGCAAAAGTGTTTGACTAAGGCGAAGCCCCTGCTAATCATTGCCGTTATCACAACGTAACGGGAGATCATTTTGAAGATCGAAATCAACACCGAGAACCTGACCTACTTCGATTTGTGGCTGCTGAAGAACGTGGTCCGTCTGATGGACGAACAGGCTCAGAACCCGATCAATCTCCAAGAGGAGACGATCGACACCGACCCGCAGCCGCAGCCGCAGGAAGCCAAGCGCCGCAAGAAGAAGAGCGATCATTTGAAGGTGGTTGAGACGCCGGAGCCGGAAGCGCCAGCCGCTGAACCCGAACCCGAACCAGCCCCCGAACCCGCACCAGCCGGCCCCGCACTGACCGTCGATGACATGCGCGCTGCGTTGCAGTCGTACAGCCGCAAGCACGGCGTGCCGGCCAGCGTTGAACTTTTGAAGAAATTCGGCGCCAGCCGGATAAGTGACTTGGACCCAAGCAAATTTCGCGATTTTTTGGAGGAGTGTAGCTAATGACTAAGAAGCAAGAGACTGAGACCAAGAGCCTTGAGATCAAGGCACCACGGCTGCATGTCGTGGAGTTCAAGATTGTCGGCACTGCACCCTATGTGCAGCACCGTTTCAGCGCGAAGGCGATCAACCAGATTATCGCCACGCAGGAGGCTGGGACGCAGGCCAAGAGCAGGAAGGTGCGCGAGCCGAAGAACTTTGAGGACGTGTACCAGCAGGCGATGCACATCAGCAAAGACGGCTGGCACGGCATTCCCGCCGGCGCTTTCCGCAACGCCATGATCTCTGCATGTCGCACAGTGGGTTACAAGATGACCCACGCCAAGCTGGCCGCGTTTGTGCTGGCTGATGGCTTCGACGCAATCGATGGCACGCCGCTGGTCCGGCTGTACGGCACGCCGCATCGCCACACATCCCACGCCCGGAATGACAACGGCAGCGTTGATATTCGCGTGCGCCCGATGTGGGACGAGTGGAGCGCGAATGTCCGCATCCGCTACGACGCCGATATGTTCAGCGAGGCGGATGTCGCCAACCTGATGATGCGCGTCGGGATGCAAGTGGGCATTGGCGAAGGCCGGCCAGACTCCAAGAACTCAAGCGGCATGGGCTGGGGCATGTTTGAACTGGCTTCGGAAGCGAAGGCGGTGTCCTATGTTGCTTAAGGATCGTATCGCGCGGGAGTTGGCGCGCATTGCCGAAGAAAACGACGGCATGTTGCGCCAGGAGGATGTTGTTGCGTTTGCCCGGAACCCGGACACGGCGCTGCACACGCAGTTTGATTGGGACGATACGGAGGCTGCGCGCAAGTGGCGTCTTGAGCAGGCGGGCAGGATCATCCGGCTACAGGTGAAGGTGATCGAGAGCACCAACCAGACGGTTCGGGCGTATGTGTCGCTCACGCCGGATCGCGGCAAGGAGGATGGCGGGTATCTGCCGATCGACGTTGTCCTTGATGACAAGGAGCGCAGCAAGCAGATGCTGCGCGACGCCTTGTCCGAGTTGTCGGCGGTGCGGCGCAAGTATCAGGCGCTCACCGAGTTGGCTGGTGTGTGGAAGAGCCTCGACGCTGCGATTTCTGCGCAGCGCAAGAACCATGAGGAGGCTGTTCCGGCGTGAATGTTTTGGGCACGGCAAGGCGAGGCAAGGCGGGGCGCGGCGGGGCGCGGCGGGGCGGTGGCACGGCGCGGA